TTAACTCCTTTTAATAATTTTAATTTTCTATACATTTCACCCGAATCGGGTTGAGTAAGAATAGCTAAATCCATTTCTGCCATTTGAATGACAATATTTTTTTCTTGCGCTGATAAGGAAGTAACAACGGATTGCAGTTTTTTTAACTGAGTATCTGTTTGAATATTATGCCCAGAATCACGAGAAAGATTAGTATCTGCAATAATTTTAGGAATCTCGTAATTGATTTTTCGTGCTTGATGGTCACTAAGATTGGCTTTTGCTTTGGATTCTTCAATGTTTTGCTCCATTTGCTGTATCTCAGTATTTATTTTAGCACCTTGATTTTGTGTATGATATGCCTGTAAGCCTGAATTAACGGCAGGTGTGAATATATCTTGTTGGTCGTACATTGGCATCGTTGCAGTGGATCCATGTGGTGTTGATGCGCCGCCATATTTTGCTGAGAGTATTGGATTAAGTCCGGCTGCTCTTAAGTCTTTTACTTGTCGTTGATGTGCTGTGTTTGACATTCTTTCTTCGAATGCCATTTGTGTTGCTGATGATGCTTGATTAAATTGTCCTACTGTTGAAGCTGCTTGTTGTCTGCCTCTATTAGCCAGGGCACCACCAAGTAAGCTGGCGCCGGCTGATATTAGGCTTCCTATAAAGCCTAGTTGTTTGTAAGGTAGTTTTAAATGTTTCATCAGAAGTGGTCTAGCATGCCTGGAATGCCATAAAGTGGCATAGGTCTGGCTGCTTTGATATTGAAGAATGTATCGAGTAAGAAATCTGGCTCGTCTGTTACTGCTACTACTCTATCGACTGGTGTATTAGATGCGATAAAAGTTGAGTTTAAAGCGGGTAGGGAGCCGAATTCTTCTGCTAAGTGCCATGAGTCAAGGCTGCCTGTATGCGCTCCGATAGCTGACCGCATTTTTCCGGTTATCATGGAAGGTTTGTAGCGGTATTCTGCATAGCGTTCTTGATAGCCAAATACTAAGTCATCGTTTGCATCGTTTTGAGCATATATTTCTTTATTAAGTACTTCTTGTTCACCAATAGTTGATAGGGAAGGCCAGTAGTAATCATAACGTGTTGAACGGCTGAAATGTCTGTTTAGTCCTTGTTGATAGGTTAAGTCTGCACGTACGCATACGAGACCAATAACAATACTATGCTCAGTGAAAGACTTAGTGAAGCCATGATTATCGAGAACACTAGTACCCATTGCAGCCAAGTTTCCCTGGGGCGTTGTAACATCTGTAGAAGAAGTTTGAGCAATTGGCGATATATTGACATAAGATTTGCCGCCTCCGAGATATACAGGTCTCCATGCTCTACCATCTGGGCTTGTTACATTGAAGTGTGAGCGGATTATTTCTGTGTACCTGGTACCGCCTCTTGCATCTCGTTCTAAAAGTTTTTGTATTTGAAATGCTTCTCTTAATTGATTAATTGTTGCTGATGTAGCTGCTGATAAATCTGCTCTAATATTTGGAAAGCCTGCATTGTTTGGGTCTTCTTCTATATATATTTGATTTTGTGATCCTGCATCCCATATATTTTTATGATCTGCATATGATTCCGTACCGGTTCCATCTGTCTCATAAGCAGTTGATGGTCCTGTATTGAATGTTTGATTTACTGCGCCTATGCCTGTAACTGGTGCTGATGTACCTAATGGTAAATCTACTGAATCTCCTTTTTGTGGCCAGGGTAGGGCTGATGTGAAATAGTCATGTCGTTTGTTTGCTTTTAATAAGACGTAATCTGCGGGAGCATCTGGCCCCGCATCTGTATCCACTGTAACTGAATCTTGTAAGTTTTGATCTCTGAACCACTCATTCCATATCATATTATATGACCTATGAAATAAGTTTGAATAAGAAAGGCCGTCTACTTCTATGGGTATTCCCATATAGTCGCTAAGTAGACCGACCAAATTTGAGGAGGATGTTGCGACTGCTTGGGGAACTGTGTAATCAATAGTTGAATCTGGATCTGGATGTCTTTCACCCATAAATGCTCTAAAGTTTTCCCATACTAATCTAGTGGGTACTTCGAAGAAGAAGGTTTGCATTGTCATATTATCCATAATAGGAAATATAGGTGTATTGAGTCTTGCAAAGCCAGTCATGTTTACATTGAGTGTGTCCCCTGGGAGAGCTTCTTCAATATATATTGGATATAAATAATCTACGTCTATGGTTGTTTTATGTCCATGTGACATATCGAAAGTTGAACGTGGTGTATTTGCCTCTGGTGTTTGAGTAAATCTATTTACCATGTTTGATTTCATTGTTCTGGCTCCGTACGTTTTAAAGTAATAAGGTCTAATAGTGGTATTTTATCTGGATCTATAACTGCATTTGAATCATCGAAAGAGCTGATCTTAAATAGTTTGTAATCTTCTGGATTAAGCGCGTAATTATGTTCTGGATTATCTACGCAATTTTTCATAATTCTTTGAGCTACTTCATCATTGATAGCTGTAAATGGTTGTGAATATACTTTTGCTTTATCGTCGTATACTGAATACATATTAATTTTCATATTTTGTTTCTCCTCAGTTGCCCGTATTGAGCTAGTTTAGTTGTGTGTCTCTGTGCCAGTCTTTCTGGCGTTAAATCATCTTTATGTGCTATTAGTGCTAATTCTCTTGCTGTTTTCATTGCTTTAAATTGTAGTTCGTCTTCTTGTTCTAATAATTTGTCATAATATTTTGGTATGGGTGTTTTATGTCCATCGTTAATAAGGAAGTTTGATGGGTAACAATCTTGTTTATATTTTTCGTACCATTCTTTACCAATGCCTGGTCTTCTTGACATGGTTCCGTATTCTGGTTCCAGTTGTACTTCTTGAAAGTGGAATATTTCTCCTGTGTACTCATTCCAGTCAAGTATGTTCCTGGTGTAGTGTGCTTCTGCTTCATCACCTGTAATTTTTTTTGTGCAGTATCTAGCGACATATGCGGCTGTATCAAAGGTAACGTCTGCGATAATATGGAATCCATCTGGCCATAATTTTGAGAGCAGGGGAGAGATATAGTAAGGATTTTCGACTTCTGCTGATTGTACTTGTTGTCTACGTTCGCACCATTGTTTGTTATATTTAATTCCTTGTGTAAAGTCATAGCCGAAGATAATTGCGTGATAGTGAGGACGCCAAGAATCGTCACCGTATTCGCCACACATAAGATAACGTATTTTGATCGGATGGATAGCTTTTCTAAATCGTTTAAGAAAGTTTTGAAAATGGTCTTTCCTAAGTGAATGATCTTGAGGTAAGTTTTGGTCATCATAGGTAAGAGTAATAAATGAATTGTGTTCATGTAGTGAAGCCTCGTGCATGCATCTCGATGCCCATGTAACGCTGCGTAGTAGTTTGCACCCGATACATTGTCCGCAAGGTACTTGCATTTCCTTGTATGTAGTTTCTTGAGGACGTTTGAATACTATTGATTTCTTCCCGTTGGGTTTCTGGTGTGATTTGCTTGTAATTTCGTATGCGTCTAAGGGTGTGTAGCATGGCATTTAGGCACCGTAATAATATGGTATTTTTGTATTGTTTAATTCTGCTAAGAATAGAACGTGTTTTTCGTATTCATATGAATACATTAGAGCCGGGTACCGCCTCTTGCTATTGGTGCTAGCGTGTTGAATTTGTGCTGTAGACCTGCTGTGTTTCTAAATTTTTGGCTTGAGTTTTTAGTTGGATAACGTTTCATAGTTTTATTTCCTGTTGTCTAGTTCGATGTGTATATGGTCTGGTTCTAAGATGACTTGAAAGTCTGTATCTATTTCATGAAGTGCTTTAGTTAATTTTGCGCACATTGAAGGTAAGAAGGTTTGAGGGATTCGCCAGGTGCGAATATCGAATGCTTGACCGTTATAATGATAACTATTGGGAAGGTGATCGCCTTCGTGTGTTGATGTAATTATTAATTGATAATTTTTTCGATTGAATACTTCTGCGCAAATAAATATTGCGCGAAAGGTGATAGCTTTAAGCTTGTCTGGTGTTACTCCTTCCTTGAAGTCGATGTTCATAACTCAATATTAATATGTTGGGCTAGTTCTGAAGTTGTAATTTTAGCTAATAATTCACCTATTTCTTTTCCAGTGATTTGGTCATCTTCTGATGCTTCTTCATACCAATCTAGAATTGCTACACCGATTCTAATTGCTTTGAATAAATTCATAATATATAACTCCTTGATTTCTAAGAGTTTATTATGCGAACTGCGCATAATGTATAAAGTGTTAAATATCAATACTATAGCTGTTGCTTAATTATAATAATATTTTTTGTTAACTGTCTACTAGTTTTTTTTGCTGATATGTTGCGCTAAGGCGCAAATATCTCTGTTTTTGACACTTTTGGTGTCAGTGGGAACAGTTACATCAAGTAGTAACTGTTCCCTGTTTTATTTTATGCTGGATTAGGTACTGGATTTGGAGTAGCGTCGGCTTCGCCTCCTGTTGTTATATCTCCGTCCTGGTTAAATGTACCGTCAATGTTTACATGATGTTCTGGGAGCTTAGCTAAGCCCCAATTTGTCATCTGTTTAATGTTTTGTGGATTTGTTGCGTAATCGATGAAGTCTCCTGCATTATTGTTAAATAGTGCTCTAATTGGTGCCGGAACTTCTGCGAATGCTTCGTATGAGGCGTCTACTTTATTTATAGCGTCCTGTAGGTCTTGTGATGTTATTTCGCCGTAAACGGCTTCTAATTTATTCATGTTGGGTAAAACGCCAGTTTTATTATAGCGTTTAATTATTTTATTGACGTCTGCATCGTCTTTAAGACTTTGTTTAGTCATTGAAGGATCATTATTAATAGATTGAACCTTTAATTTTGCGCCATATGCTGTAGTAAATGGAATTTCCATGTTTATCTCCGATTAATTAGCGAATTGTAATACTTTATTTAATATCATTTTCCATCCTTCCATTGCTGTGCCTCCTGCAACTGCAGCGGCACTTCCTACGTTAACTCCTTTTAATAATTTTAATTTTCTATACATTTCACCCGAATCGGGTTGAGTAAGAATAGCTAAATCCATTTCTGCCATTTGAATGACAATATTTTTTTCTTGCGCTGATAAGGAAG